CTTTCCACATACTCATCCCTTTCGCGCAACAATATCATCAATGCGTAGGATGGCTGTAGCAACCTCCACTTAACCCAAATATCTTTTGACCATCAGGCCTAGACTGTTCTGCATGGTTGTACAAATGCGAGTGACCTTGCACAGCAGAGCAGTGTAACTTAGATACTAAAGCGTGGCCCACATGGACTGAACTGATGGGCCTACCTGACACACCTGTAGTAAAGTAATGGCTAAAAGTTATATTCTTTATTGTAACACTTCTTTTAAACGGAGTGCATTTCCACCCAAACTTTTTATACTGTAAATCGTTTATTGAAATAGCGCCATCTAATTCTGGTGAAGAGTTAGTAGCCCTGTTTATTCTATCCTCGTGATTGCCTAACGTCATGTATAGTTTTGGCTTGTACTGCTTGGTTTTATTCTTTTTCCTGTTATCGTTGTACTTTTTAATAGGTGCAAAGAATTTTTCTTGGGCATCTATAACAGCCTCTACATCATTTTTATACCTTCTCCCTTCAAACCCCCTAGTACCCCTGTCGTAAGAAGATAAGGACGGCATATCAGCCATGTCGCCAAGACATATGATATGCTCTGGCTGCTCTTTAACTATGTACTCGCCAAGAGCGGTAAACCTGTCGTTGTCGTAATCAGGGTGAGCGTGTGGATCACCGATTATTAAAAGATTCATGATTTATTTTTACCTTGCTTGTGATTTCTTACCCATTCTAGTGCAGCCTCTTCCATATCCTCTTTGTTGTGGAATTCCCTATCATCCACATACCTATAGGTTATGTTATCGGACACCATAAACTTCCACTTCTTTCCGTCAGCAGTTCGGTTTCTTTCTACCCTGTAACTGTCGTCGCCCTCTATCCTGCCAAACATAAATGCTGAACCTTTCCCCCAATTTAACACCTAGTTTAATTGGCTAGGTCTGTCAAACAAATCCTTTACGGTTTCCCAAAGGGCCTGCTCTTCCACAGATAGTGATTCAGAAGACCTGTCTTCCAGCACTTTTCTCACAAGAGAAATGAAACCAGAGTCGTCACTTAAATGCTCTGATAATACTAAAGCAGCGTCAACATGAAAGCACAGCATTTCAGTCATTGTTTTTGCGGTTTCTTTTTCCACGGGCACTCCCCTTTAATCTTTGATCTAAAACCATTGCAGCGCGAAACGCCATAAAATCTTCTCCTATTCTTTCTGACCTGTGTACATGATTTTTGCCTGTTTTCTTGTCAAACCTTAGTACGTAAGTACAGTCTACCACACGATCATAGATCAGTTCAACCGCTTTTGCGTATGCAGCGCATTGCATATGATGCTCTGGGTAGACCTTGCTAGAAGTCTTAAAATCTATCACACAGAACTCATCGTTTACTTCTGCCACAGCATCTACAGTCCCAGCATATTTTAACTGAGGGTGCATAACTTTTTCCTCAGAAGAAATCCAATTAACATTGTTAGATTTATGCCAGTCAAGAAAAGCATTAATAGATTTCTGCGCTTGTTCATCAGAAGGCATTGACGGAGCCTTTACCTTGCCGTTAAGTTTAAACTTAATACACCTTTCTATGTAGTTGTGTACTACAGAACCTATTCCGGCAGCGTCATTAGCAACCTTAGAGTGAGCGCTTGATATACCTTTAGCGACATCCTCTACACTACGGTCACCAAAAGTGTACACAGGGTTGTATGCAGACTCTTCCTTAAATACGTTAACCTCTGCAACAGACGCTTTAAAGTGTTTAGCGCCCTCTAATGCCGCCCAGTAAACTAGGCCGGGTTTTGCTATTATACCTAACACCTGAGTTGCGGAAGGTATTACCTCCCCGCTGTCAGAGAGCCTGTACTCATGGTTTGAATCATCAAACTCTAAAGTACAAGACTCCCCGTTAGCGAAGTCGATGGTATGGCTAGTAGTCAAAAGGGTACGTCATCTTTTGCGTACTGCACAGCGGGCTTGCTGCTAGGGCTAGGGTTGTCGTACTTTGGGTCAGGGTCAGAATACTTAATGTTAAAGTATTCGTTACCGTTCTTGTCTTTGTTAATCCAAGCGGCTGCTTTTGTCTTTACCCCTCGTATTAAACCTGTGCCTGTAAGGTCGGGTTTTCTGTCTCCGTCCTCTTTGTACTTGTTGGTGAATAACCTTATTTCGTTGTCGTTAGGAGTACCGTCCCACATAAGTTTTGTCCTCTTTTCTTGTTGAACCTGCTCTTGTAGCAGTTGGTCTTGGTAGAAGTTCTCGTACTGAGAAGCATCTTCTTCATCCATTACGTCTAGTGGATTCATTATAACACCCGCGCTTCTGTTCTCGCGTTTGCTTGCATTGTTCTCCATACCTCTATCGTAGCCTCCGCTGCTTTAAACCTCATGGTAAGTTCATGCTCTTTTCTAAGGGCCTCTTTCTCTCCGTCTATTAATTTTCTGTAAGTCTCGTGGGAAAAAGCCCACGCTTGCCTGTCTGCTACAGAACCTTTAGGAGCCTCTAAGAAGAGCCTTGAAGACTCTATCTTTTTAAACTCCTTTATTTGTTCTTTCTGGGCTTTTGCTTCAGCAAGCCTAGAACAGTTGTCATACATAAACTCTAAGGCTCCTTCTGCGTCTTCTGTTGAAATCATGTTACTCCTCCTTGAACAATAGTACACCATCCCTAAAGGCTTTGTCAAGAGTCTTAAAGATGAATTGTGGTTGCCAGTCTAGCACATCTGCGTCACCGCTATGGGCCTTGTTGTGGCAAGTAAAGCACAAAGGCATGACCAAGTGATCGTTAGCCTTTAGACCTGTCCCTCCGCCTCCCCATGGGGCCCAACGGTGTTTAAGGTGGTGAGCCACAACGGTATCGTCATCTAGGCCACAGTTAGAGCATGGGAGCGTAGCAACCCAATTTAAATATTTTCTAGATTCCCACCTTTTTTTCTTTTCTATAAAGATATGTATTCCCCTCAAAGAAACAACATTATCAAGAACAGAAACCCTAACGCCACAACTTGATTTGCGTCACTCATATTCCACACACTCCAGATAAACATTGTTCCTCGGAGTTATCTTCATACACCACGCCACGCTTACCGTGAGCCTCCTCATAAGGTACTGAGGTAATAGGCTGACCACCCCTAGCGCCATCAGGATACACTGTAAGGCCCCTCAATCCGGGGGCGTAGTTAGCGATGATCTTCTGGAAGTCCGCCACAGTATCCTCGTTGTTTGATTCTGTCCCCCATGCAGGAAGGTTTAACGTAGAACTAATCGCATGGTCTACATATTTCTGTAGTTCATACTGAAACTTAACTCTACGTTCAGGATCAAAGGCTAGGTCTACAGCAGACTCGATCTTCTCCGGTTTTATCCCTGAGTCGATGAGTTCTTGGGCCGTACCGTCAACGACAAATTGATGTTTCCACCTTGTTCCATCTGCAAGGTAGCGTCTGCGGTATGCCACGGCGTAGATTGGTTCCACACCAGAGGTCGTTCCGGCGAGGATGCTAATAGTCCCTGTCGGAGCAATTGCTCTGTAGCCTTTAGGACACTGGAGAAAAAGTCTGTCGCAATGAGCGTCAGAGGATCGTTTGCTTTCTCGTTCATAAACTTTCATCCACTGTTTAAGTTCGTCTACCATCTCGTACTTATGTCCACGTTTAAGTAACCACTCGTGCATACCCATAAGTCCAAGCCCTATACGACTGTTCTTCTGCCTTACTTCCTCAACTTTTTCGTAAGGTAGTTGCGCCCTGATGAGGCCGCATACCAAGAACTTACTCGCAAGACCAACAACTTCTCTAAACTCTTCAATGTCATCAATATTTGCAAGATTAACACTTCCCAAGTTACAACAATCTGAGTCATCTTCGCTCGTAATTTCTGTACACGCATTGCGTAGCGTTTCATTCTGCTTGTCCCCAAAGTTAAAACTAAATCCCGGTTCACCTGTCATCATTGCCTGACGTACATTCTTGACAAAGATGGGGTCAGAGCCTCGCGCAGCGGAATTAAGCCAAGCATCGTCATAGTTTAGACTGACATTCATCATGTCTAACGGCGCTGGAAAATTAAAGTCTGCCTTTTTTAGTTCAGCCAGTGTGGTATCGCCAGCCTTAATGTTATGCCAATTCTTAGCCTCAAGAAGATTAGAAGCATCTTCATGCTGCCAGTTCATTGAACCGTACAGGGCGGATCGCCTTGACCCACCCTGCATTACGTTCCTGCCCACTTCATTTAAAGTGTAGAGCAGCGGGATAGGCCCGGACGCAACGCCCCCTGTTCGTCGCAGTTGTCTTCCAGACGGCCTCGCTATAGATACATCTACCCCAATAC